CATATACAGTGAAACTAGGATTTGAGCACGTTCTTTATGAAAGAATGAGAAACCAAACAGACAGTACTGACCAGACAAACATACAATGGGGTTGGATGGTTAGTAAAGACCAAAATACAGTACTTGGTAAGCCTTTGGTTTTTTATTGCCATAAGCAAAACACATCATCAGAGCCTATAAACATCGAAGTATCATCAAACTCACATCAGCCTGTAACAGATTATATTAAACCTGCTAACACTTTAGGCAGTAACCTACAGACAATTAACTTTGGTTCTGAGATTGACGAGTATTTTGGAGGTGAGAATACAGTTAGCTTATTTAAGACATTCTATTTTAATTATATAGTGCCTATATACAACGAAAAGTCAAGATTATCTAAGTTTGAAGCTACATTACCTTTAAAATTAGTTACTAAGCTAGAATTAAACGACAAACTAATTGTATCAGGTAGAACTTATAAGATAAATAAGATACAAATGAATATAAATACTGGTAAGGCTACATTAGAATTAATAAACGAAGTGTAATATGATAAGAGAGATAATAGATTTATTAGGAACATCTGATTGGGATGTCAAAGACGAAGATATAGATATAGCTAAAGGTAAATATTTAGCACCTACTAATTGGGAAGAATTAAAAAACGCAATAAAACGAAATAAATAATGGCAACAAGTTCAAGTGTAGTAAAAGAAATAAAAATAATTGTTAATGACGGTCAAGCTACAGCTTCAATAGATGGTATTACTGTAAGCACTAAGAAGTTAAATTCTGAGCTTGCTAAATTATCTGTAGTTGGAGGAAAAGGAAAAGGAGGAGGTGCTTCAGGAGCATCTGGTGGAGCTACTGCAACAGTACTAGAACTTGGTAGAACTATATCAGATTCCAACTATGGAATTAGAGGTATGGCGAACAACATATCTCAATTAGCATCTAACTTCTTGTTTATGAGTAGAAAAGTTGATGAAACAACTAAAAAGGCTATTGGTTTTGGTGGTGCTTTAAAGCAAACATGGACAGCAATTATGGGTCCTTTAGGTATACTATTAGCTATTCAAGGAGTTATAGCTTTATTTGAGAGATGGAGTATGCAAACCAAAGAGACTAATGTGCAGCTAGAGGTTATGGGAAAATCTGTAACGCAAGATGCTGCTAAGATTAAGTTTTTAAATAGCGTTCTTAACGACACCAATATGTCTTATGAACAACAAAAAGTACAGGTAGAAGCAGCTAGACACGAGTTAGAGGATTACGGTATTGAAGTAGATACAAGTAGGGAAGGGTTAAAAAAATTAGGTCAATCTTTAAATATATTAGAGACTCAGCTAATAAGAACAGCAATGGCTCAAGGTTATGCTAATTTATTGCAAGAGCAGTATAATGATTTAGCTGAATTAAATATAGGTGGTGTTATAGAACAAATTGATTGGTATGATTACTTAATAGGAGCACTTACTGGTGTAGCAACTGGCATAGGTGGAGCTAATGGAGCTATAATTGAAGGAGCTAAAGATTTAGAGAAAGAACTAAAACTTAGACAAGAGAAGATAGATAAGACAATGGCAGAGCTCAAGAAGCCTTTAGAAGATGGTAGTACTCTAGGAGAATTACTATGGGGAACAGATAAAGAAAACAAATCAAATGCAAACAGAGCTATGAAAATATTCAAAGCTGGTGTTCTTGACTTTGAAAAACTTATATTGGCTCAGAAAGATAAAGAACTTAAAGTTGGCTTAGAAAATGAAGTTAAACTGCTTAAAATATCAAAAAACACTAAGTTAATGGAAGTAATGCTTAAATTTAACACATTTAAGGAGAAACAAGATATAAGATTAAAAGATTATCTAGCTTCTGTAGAAGGTCATAAAAATGAAGCTAAACTAGTAGAGGATGCTGAAGCTAAACACAAAGAGTCTATTATTTCTGGAAGAACTGAAGCAATGGCTGCTAAAGTAGCTATACACGCAAACTTTAATAAACAAATAGAGCAACAAGAGTTTGAAACAGCTGCTAAATTAGAAGAGATAAGAACTGGTCAAGCACTAGGACTTGTAAGTGGTGCTATGGATGTTACTGGAGATGACACTTCAGAAGAGGTTTATAAGGCAGAATTAGAAAATGCTCAGTTTGAAAGCAGATTAGCTTTAGAAGCAGAAAGAGACCTTGCTCTTTCTTCAGGCAAACAAGAAAGAATAATGAGTGCTTCGGTAGCATTAGAAAACTTTGATATAAAGGTTAAGCAAGATGAAATAGCCAGAGACTTAGAGCATGGAGAAAAGAAACGTGCTATTGCAATGGAATATGTTGGTTTTGTTGCCCAAACAGGACAGCTGCTAGGCAAATTAGCTGGTGATAATGAAAAGCTACAAAAAGCTGCTTTAATAGCTGACAAAGGGGTTAAAATAGCAGGAGTAGTTATACAGACTCAAGGTGCAATAGCTGCTAGGAGAGCTGGTAATTTAATGTTAGCTGCTTCTGGTCCTTTAGGTCCTAAGTTGGCTGCTGCTGACAAAATACCAATGGCTAGAGATATTACTAGAACTAAAATAGGAGCTGCTTTGTCTATTGCTAATATATTGGCTGCTGGTAAAGGCTCTAAGTCAATAAAAGATTCTGGTGGAGCTAGTGCAAGTGGTAATAATGGAGCAGGAGATAGAACATTTGACTTTAACTTAGTTGGTTCTACAGGAACTAATCAATTAGCTGAAGCAGTAGGTAGTCAATTCCAAGAACCTGTTCAAGCTTATGTAGTAAGTAGTCAGATGACATCACAACAAGAATTAGACTTACAAATATCAACAGGAGCTTCATTAGGAGGAGACTAATATAAAACAAAATACATTAAATACGTTATCAAATTATGGAAGAAAATATTATAGAATTATTTATAGACGAAGAAAATGATTTTGCTGGTATAGAAGCTATATCTATAGTGGAAAACCCTGCAATAGAAGAAGATTTCATTGCTTTAAAAGCACAAGAGATTAAGTTAGCTGAAGTAGATGCTGAGAAACGTATTCTGATGGGAGCTGCTTTAATACCAGACAAGAAGATATACAGACATAACGGAGAAGAAGAGTATTATATATTCTTCTCTAAAGAAACTGTAAGAAAAGCTTCTGAGCTGTTTTTGACTAAGGGTAAGCAGAATAACTCAACATTAGAACACGAAGTAGAATTAAACGGATTAAGTGTTGTAGAGAGTTGGATAATAGAAGATGAGCAAAAAGACAAATCAGCTAAGTATAATCTTGACTTACCAGTAGGAACTTGGATGGTTTCTGTAAAAGTAAATAATGACCAGATTTGGGAAGAGTTTGTTAAAGAAGGTAAAGTAAAAGGATTTAGTATAGAGGGATTCTTTACAGATAAACTAGACGAAAGACCAAGAGAAAGTGCAAAAGAACAAATGGATTATGATGAGTTTGAAGCATTAGCTAAGTTGTTTGAACTAGAAGATGTTTTACTTGAAGGAGAGAAAGTAGAGTTAGAAACTTATAATGATTATCCACAAGCAGCAAGAAACAATGCAAAGAGAGCATTAAAATGGAAGAAAGAGAATGGAAGTAGCTGTGGAACAACTGTAGGATGGACAAGAGCTAATCAATTAGCATCAGGAGAAAACATATCTCGTTCAACAATAGCTAGAATGGCTTCATTCAAAAGACATCAACAACATAAAGATGTTCCTTATAGTGAAGGATGTGGAGGTATTATGTGGGATGCTTGGGGTGGAAGCTCTGGAGTTAACTGGGCAATAAACAAACTAAAACAAATAGATAAATGAAAAAAACACCAAGCAACAATAGTCCAAAGAATAGTAAACGAGCTTGCTTATGTAAAAACAATACCTACAGCACTAAATGTTGTGATGGTAGTTTACAGGCTCAAGGAATTGGTAGTTTAACCAATCAAAGCAACCCAGAATAGTGTAAAAATGAAACAGATTATTTATTAAGCGTTAACAAATTATAATAATTATTTATGAAAGCAACAGAAATTATCAACAAATTTAAAAACGTATTACTTTCCGTAGAAGCTGAAGAAGAAACTCCTGTTCAAGAGGAGCTTTCTGCTGATGTAGAAACAGAAGTAGTAGAAGAGCAAGTAGAACTTGCTGAAGAAACAGTAGATGAGACTTCTTTAGAAGAAGAGGTAGTCGAAGAAGAAGCGATTGAAGAAGTAGTAGAGGAAGACAGCATTTATGCTACCAAAGAAGAATTAAACAAGGTAGTGGCTGAATTTAAAGCTATGTACGACCAAATGATGGACAACATGAGTGATGTTGAACCATCTGATGTTCCTGAAGAATTAAGCTCTGACAAAGTAGAGTTATCTGAAGAAGCAGAGTCTATCGCACATTCTCCTGAAGCTCAAGTAAGCTCAAACACAATGAACTTATATTCTCAGAAACAACCAGTAACAACAAAACAAAGAGTATTTAACAAATTATTTAACAACTAATATTAATTATGGCAACTACAACATCAATTACAACTACTTACGCAGGTGAATTTGCAGGGAAATATATTTCTGCTGCTTTATTATCTGCTAATACTATCGAAAAAGGTGGTATCGAAGTAAAACCAAACATTAAATTTAAAGAAGTAATCAAGAAACTAGCTACAGGCGCACTTATAGCTAACGGAGGATGTGACTTCGCTGCAACTTCTTCTGTAACTTTAACAGAAAGAATTATCGAGCCAGAAACATTTCAAGTAAACTTAGAATTATGTAAAGCTGATTTCCGTTCAGATTGGGAAGCAGTATCTATGGGATATTCTGCATTTGATTCATTACCTAAAACTTTCCAAGACTACTTGTTAGCTCACGTTGTAGCTAAAGTAGCTGAAAAGAATGAGCAAAACATCTGGAGAGGTGTTAACGCTAACGCTGGAGAGTTTGACGGATTTACTGTATTAGCTGCTGCTGATGCTGACGTTATTGACGTAGCTGCTGCAACAGTAAGTGCTTCA